TGGTGGCGCCGCGCTATGCGTTCCTGAGCGATGGCCGGATCCAGGTCGAGAGCAAGAACCAGATGAGAGCGCGTGGATTGCCATCCACCGATTTTGCGGACGCGCTCAATCTCACGTTTGCGCAGGCGGGGCTGATGACCAGCAGCACGAACGCCGCCTGGATGTTCGACAGCGCGCCGGTGATGGGCGCAATACCGGGCACGGAGTAACCGCACATGAGTATTTGGTATTGCAATAAATGCAAAAGCGTATATGCAAATGTATACGTCTGCCCTAAATGCGATTTGGCAACTAGTAGGTTAGGATAACGGCCAATGAGTGGCACGATTGATCCGCAGGTGCTGCAGCAGGCGATGATGCTGGCGGGCACGCAGGGCATGGGGCAGACGCAGGGCTTGCTGGGCATGCCGATGAGCATTCCGCAGGGCACCATGATCCCGCAGGGCCAGGTGCAGTCGAATGCCGCCGGGCTGGGGCAGCTGTATAATGCGGTGAGCCAGTATGCGTTGAACGGGCAGGATCCGGGGTTGCCGCATCCGTTCCTCGGGCAGTTGGCGCCGAGCATGTATCCCGACTGGTCGCCGATGCATCAGCTGGCGGGGATAGCGGCGTCGCGGTCGGCGCAGTCCGACCAGGCGGCGATCAATGCGCTGCTCAATCCGGCACCGGCAGTGCCGCCGCTGACGGACGAGGAACTGGCGCGCCTGCAGGGCCGCACCGGCAACGAGGCGAGCGGTGATCAGGGTGGTGCAGGCGGCGCAGGCGCTGGCGGCAACGATAATTCCGGCGGCACCGAGAGCGGCTACTGATGACACATCGTAGGATGCACACGTCATGAGCGGGCGAGGACTGGAGGCGACGGACGAGTCGCTTGCCGAGATCGATGCTGCTCTCGCAAGGAGCGCGCCACATCGCAAGGCGCGGATGCGTGAGTTGCGCAAATTGCGAAAGTCGCCGGACGGCATCCCGCTAGCATACGAACTTGAGCTGTTGGCGTTGGAGAAGCGGGTGAGCGCGGCGAAGGCGTGGCTGATACTGCGCGACCAGCTGTTGACCGGGACGAGTGTGACCATGAGCGCGGCGACGCCTGATGGTGGCCGGCGACACTATGCCGCAGCCGAATTGCGAGGACACAAGCAATGAGCGGCACGATGCCACCGACCGGACCACCGCAGTTGCCGCCGCAGATGCTGGCGCAGCTGTTGTTGCAGGCGAGGCAGTTGCAGGCGCAGCGTATGCAGCCGCCGCAGGGACCGCCGGGCATGCCGATGCCACCACCGCAAGGCATGGCGCAGCTGGCGACGATGATGCCACAAGGGCCGTCGCCGCCGCCCGGTGCGATGCAGGCTGGCGCGCCACCGTTCCAGCCGGGCCAGGGCCTGCTGGCGCAGAGCGATGCGAGCTACCGGCCGCCGCCGTTGCCGCAGGTGCCGGGCTTGTTGCGCCCGGTCGGTGTGCCGACGACTGCCAGCCACGCGATGATGTTCCTGCAGAAGGCGCCGTCCGACAACGACATGCCGGAGGACGCAACGCAGCTGCTGCCGCCGCAGGTGCGTAGCTACGCCGCGATGCTGCGCCAGACCGTGCAGCCGGAGGGCATCCCCTGGCAGCAGGAGATCATCTACCAGAAGCTCGGCAAGACCGACCGCGAGATCGAGGGCGTCGCACAGTATTATTACAAGATAGCACAGAACTACGACATGGCGTTGTCGCGTGATCGCATCACGGCCAGCGACTATTACGCCGGCCGGCCGCTGGGCGATGAGGTGAAGGGGCGAAGCAGGCTGGTGATGACGGTGGTGCGCGATACCATCCGCAGCACCTTGCCGAGCATGCTGCGGGTGTTCACCGGCGTCGAGGATCCGGTGAGTTTCGAGCCGATCAGCAGCGAGATCACTGGCAACGATGCGCTGGCGACGACGCTGTCGCGGCAGGCGACGGACTATGCGCGCTGGGCCTTGTTCACCGCCAACCACGGCTGGCAGGTGCTGCACGATTGCTTGCTCGATGCGTTGACGCGGAAGGCCGGCTGGGTGCGTTGGCACTGGGGCAAGAAGCAGCAGCAGCGGACGGAGACGTGCGAGGGGTTGTTGCTGCCGCAGTTGCAGCTGCTGCTGAGCGAGCCGGGCATCGAGGCACAGCGCATCGTGCGCCGGCCGATGACGCGGGACGAACAGCAGGCGGCGGCGAAGTCGCCTGATGGCGGCATGTATTTCCAGCAGGGTGGCGCGCCGGAGTATTGGAGTGCTGTCATCACCCGCACGGCGATGCAGGCATGGCCGGTGGTTGAGGCGATCCCGGCGGAATGCGTGTGGGTGGTGGCCGACGCTGATACCGTGGAGAGCGCGCGCGGGATTTTCCATGTGCGTGATGTTACGGCATCCGATCTGATTGAGATGGGGCTCCCGGAATACGACGTGTTGTCGCACGGCGATACGATGATGCAGGGGCGGCAACGGCGGGAGGCGATTGCGCGCGATCCGGCGCTCGGTGCCAACCTGCGGGCGGGGCCGCCCAACGACCGCAGCATGGCGCTGGTGAGATACGTCGAGGGCTGGATCCGCTGCGACGCTGACAACGACCACCACGCCGAGCTGCTGCATGTGCATATGCTGGGCAATGCGGCGGAGTTGGTGCAGTGGGAGCGCACCGACGAAATCCCGCTGGCGTGTTTCACGCCGTATCGTGAGCCCGGACGCGTTATCGGCAGCAGCCAGGCCGACATGGTGATGGACCTGCAGCGCATCGAGACGCGGGTGATGCGTGCCACGCTCGACAGTCTGTCGCAGAGCATGTTCCCGCGGACTGTGGTGACGCTGGGCCAGGTCAACATGGCGGACGTGCGCCAGACTGCCGTGGGCAGTGTGATCCGGGTGGCGCAGCAGGGTGCGGTGACCGAGTTGGCGCGTCCGTTCGGTGGCCGTGAGGCGCTGCCGGTGCTGGAGGTGCTGGAGGCAGTGCGCGAAAGCCGGACCGGCATCACGCGCGCATCGTCGGGGCTCACGATCGATCAGCTGCAATCAACCGCCCCCATCGCGGTGAGCCAGCAGGCCAACAACGCGCAGGACCGGCTCGACATGATGGCGCGGACGTTGGCCGAGACGGGGCTGGCGCCGCTGTATAGCGGGCTGCTGAAACTGATGGCGAGCCATCAGGACCGGCCGAACGTTATCCGCATCCGCGGCGAGTGGGCGACGATCGATCCGCGCGCGCTGAATACCATGTGGGAAGCGACGGTGAACATCGGCGGCAAGGGCATGCCGATGGAGCGGCTGGCGATGCTGGCGCAGCTGGCTCAGAAGCAGGAGATGATCATCCAGCAGGGTGGATTGAACAACCCGCTGGTTGGAATTCCGGAGTATCGCAACACGCTGGCGCGCATGCTGGAGACGGTGAACATCTCGGATGTCAGCAGCTACTTCAAGCCGTTGCCGCCGGGCTGGCAGCCGCCACCGCAGCAGCCGCCGGGGCCGACCGACAGCCAGTTGTTGGCGGCAGCGCAGCAGCAGAAGAACGCGGCGGACCTGGAGACCGATCGCGGCAAGGCCCAGACCGACCGGGCCAAGATGCTGGTGGAGGACGATCGCGAGCGCGACAAGGCGGCGCTGGATGCGTGGAGCACGACCTGGGTTGCCGCCGCGCAGTACGGCACGCCGGTGCCGAGCCTGACGCAGTTCCAGACCGCGATGCGCAGCAAGGCGCCGACGATCGGGCTGATGCCGGACGTGCCGCCGCCGATGTCCCCGCAGCCACCAGCGACGGGGCAGCCGGCGCAGGGACCGCAGCCGCCGCCTGGAGGCCCGCCGCGGCCGCCGGGACCGCCCCCGCAGCAAATGCCGCCGCAGGGCATGATGCCGCCGCAGCGGCCGCCTGGCGCCCCGCCGATGCCAGACCCAGCGACCGCGATGGCAGCCCAGCGTGGCCTGGCGACCGGGCAGATGCCGAGCGCGTATGGCCAGATTGCTAACCGGGCAATATCCAGCGCGCTGTTCGGTATGGGCGGTCCCCGTATGCCGCCGCCGGGTGCTGGGCAGGGCGCAGGACCGCCAGGGCCATGAGCCGTTGACGCGGGAGAGTACCGAGCGAAGGGAGCGAGCCGAGTCTGCGGAGAGTGCCGGGTCTGAAGAGCGAGCCGCTCACTGAGAGAGTGCCGCGGGAAGAGAGCGAGCCGAGGTGCACGAGAGTGCCGAGTCTACAGAGCGAGCCGAGCCACGAGAGAGCACCGAGTAGTGGGAGCGCACATGACACTGAACGTTAAGCAGACCACCACACCCGCCGACGTCGAGACGATGAACAGCGTCCAGCGTCTGACGCGCGACCTGCGCAACGCATCGCGCACACTGACCAAGCTTGAGGCGCGATTCATGGTTGACGCGTATTATCAGATGCAAAAGGACCGCATCCGCGCCGCGCACCAGACCCGCACGCTGGCAAAGAACGACGAGCCGCACGATCTGCTGGCATGGTTCGCCGATCAGCGTGAGATACTGGAAGATCAGGTGCGGCGTGCGCTCGATGCTTACAGCGGCGGCCAGTTGGTTGGCACGTGGGCGCGCAGCATTACCGGCATCGGCCCGGTGATCGCGGCTGGGCTACTCGCCAACATCGACATCACGCTGGCGCCGACCGTGGGGCATATCTGGCGGTTCGCCGGTCTCGACCCGACGGTGAAGTGGGACAAGGGCACCAAGCGCCCGTGGAACGGCTCGCTGAAGCGACTGTGCTGGCTAATAGGCGAGAGCTTCGTGAAGGTCAGCAACAACGACAATGACACCTACGGCAAGGTGTATGCAGCGCGGAAGCTGGTCGAGATTGAGCGCAATGAGGCGCTGGCGTTCGCGGATCAGGCCGCAGCGTCGCTGAAGGCCAAGCGGTTCGGCGCGGACACCGAGGCACGTAAGCATT